GCGTCAGATGAGTATAAGAGACTCATCCACATCCCTCCTCAGGTCGAACAGCTTGTCTCCGCCGAACTCGGGATACACCTTGTGAACGTTCTCAAGCACGGAGGTTAGCTCCATAACGATGATGTACAGACATACCACCTCGGTTGACGGGATTGTGATGTTGGCGCCAGACACGTGGGACAGTCCAACACCGAGGATATACGATATGGCGATTATCATGAACATGAGAACCTTATGACCCAATCCCTCGCGCATTATCGAGCTGTCAACGTCATGTCGTATGAGTGCGCCGACGAATCCAACTATAACGTCTGCTATCATCATGACACATGCCAACAGTATCGCCCATGTCTGGGAGTCGGTGAGCATGGGCCACTCGATCGTAGGAATCATGTAAATCCTTCCTAATAGGCGTTCACGTTAACCGTGAACAGGCATGAGAACAGCGAACTCATGTCATCAATAACCATCATGTCCACGTCGCTGTAGTCGCGGACCCTCTCGGCAGTCTCTATGAAGTCCGCCTGGTGAATACGCTGAAACTCCCTGTCGTTTCCGCTAGACGCGTAGTCCCCGTTATCTCCGCTCAGCTGGGTCTGCGGAAAATCACTGTATATAGCGCGCCCCTTGTACCACTCAGACACTCCACCATAGAGTTCTGGCGTCTGGTCAAGAAGCTTGTATAGAAGCACGTATTTCGGCATTATCTCCCTCATCTTGCGTATGAACTCATGCTTCCACCTGCCAGGAGGAGTAAGAGCTATCTCACGGTACTTGTAATGGTCGAACAGCTTCCACCTAAGTCTTGAATCCTGTTTGTCGTCGAACTTCGGCCAATCCCAGCCGGTGAAGCTCGAATCACAGAATTTGGCGTCGTACAGCTCCACCAGCATTATCGACACGACGGCATGATAGTCCGGGTGGGTGCACTCAGCGTCGTAGTCGAACATACCAACTGGCCATGACGTCACTTTCCCACCTCCTTGGTCTGCTTGATGTTGTGCGTGATGTTCCAGTTGTCCGACTCGTTGTCATGCCTTAGAATGACCTCGATAGGCTTCTCCAGATAGGCGCCGAAACTCTCGTTCAGCTCCTTCGCAGCGCGACGCCTCTCGTTGAGCGAACTCATGAGCACGAGGGTTGACGGCTGCTTTTGCGCCTCTATCTCGTCCTCGGTCATGCGCTCCTGCTTTATCGTGGAGTTTCGTATTCCAAGCATCGTGTAGACGCTATTCCATACGTTACGCTCGTCTAGTGCCAGTTCCTCACCTATGAACTTGACGCCAGTTGACATGGCCTCATACCTTATCGAGTCTATGTCATCGGTGCCTATTATGGCAGGTTCGCCTCCGGCAACCTGCTTGAACATGTTAACCATGTTCTGAGACTTCTCCTGCGGTCCCTTCATTATGAACGGTATCTGCTGGTGCAGTCTGTTTATGTTGCGCGTCATGCGAACGTGAGTCAGCTCGCTTGCGTACAGCATGATTCCAGTCATTATCGGGCGCCTCGTCTCGTTGTCGAATATCACGACTCCCTGCTGTCGGTCACACGAGTATCGAGTTCCATTCTGTCCTATCGCCAACCAGCGGTTGGGTCTGTCGTACATGTTAGGCCTGCCCTGCGGGGCGCATTGCAGCGACAGGAACGTGCCCCTCATCTTGCTTGGGTACGCTATCGACGCGCATCCTTGCAGCGCCAGCGTCATCTCCAGGTAGCGCTCGTCACACGTCGTCGGTAGGTTGAGCCATCGGAAGCGCGATATCGCCATCTTTAGCATCATGTCGATATAGAAGTGATATGCCATGTCGTTGGTCGTGGCCGACTGCCACTGCATGAGGTTTCCACTCTTGTCGAGGTTCCATGCCGTCGGAGCACAAGCGCCATACATATACTGACTCGAACCGCAACGCCTCTTACCGCCACGCCTGCTCATGATGCTCCTCCAATCGCGTCCCCGTCCTCTATGATAGCAGGCGTGGCCTCCCTTGCCAACAGTCCCTCGTAAAGGCGCGTGGACTCCTCAAGTGCCTTTGCGTGCAGCTCCACCATCGAGTTCATGGCGACAAGGTTCGTCTGCTGCTGTGCCCTCGATATCGAGTCGCGCCTCGCGAGGTCGCACTTGAAGTCGATTATCGAATTAATCTCCTCGTCGCTCATGCCCTGGTATGTTGGTAGCGACAGCAGCTCGCCTATCGAGCGACGTTGGGTGACCTCCACCGGCGTATCCTCAGTTGTCATACACGTTCACCTTCCCTATCTTGTCCGGGTCACGCCACACCGTGACGCCCCTCCTAAGTATGTCGCCTATCGCGTCCCCGACGGCTGAGCCTGCCACGTCTCGCACGTCAACCCACACGTCAGACGCCTTCCAGTATGTGAAGTTCCGCATGAGGTTCAGGTCGCTCACCTTCCACGCCTGGTTGAGCGCGTACCCGTATCGCGCGAACTGGGATGCCGTCTGCGCTATCGCGGAATCGCTCTGCGTTCGCAACCTGAACTGTAGCCCGGTTATACCATGATACCACATCGACGCGTCGCCGCTCGCCTCGGTCAGCTGCACTGGCGCCTTCCTGCGTGCGTCTAGTTGCGCGACTCGTGCAGCGCTCCTGGCGTTCTCAAGTCGCTCCTTGGCATTTATCACTCCAATCTCACGCGTTCTCGCCGTGTTGGCGTTGCTCGTCACGTGCACGTCCCTGGCGTTGGCAATAGCCGTGTCGCGAGTCCTGTTGGCGTTGGTGTCGGCAGTCTCCCGCGTACGAGTCGCGTTCTGGGATACGGTGGCGTGCGTCCTGTCCGCGTTGCCAACCGACGTGTCGCGCTCACGACCCGCGTTCGTAACTGACGTGTCGCGAGTCCTGTTCGCGTTGGATATCGCAGTGTCCATTGCACGCTTTGCGTTTCCTGACTGCGTTCGCCTCACATTCTCAGAGTTCGTGCTGGCGGTAGAGCTGTTGTTGTTCCTCTGGTTACCCAACGTCTCGTTGTTTATGTCACACTGCCTCAGGCGGTTATCGTTCGTGTGCGTCGTTACCTTCATGGAAGTCGAGTACGCGTTTTGTGAGGCTGAGTTGTTCTTTGCCACCGTCGCGTCAGTTACTGCCTGGTTGGCCTGAGTTATTATCGTCGCGTTGCTGACTGACGTACATGCGTCAATACCTCCGGTCACGGCGCCCACGACCGTGCCCGCCGCTGCCCCTATGCCACCTATGGCAGGATTGCCACCACCCATCATGGCACCTGACATGGCTCCCCTCATGGCTGACGTGGCAACCGTTGACAAAGCGCTGTTCGAGGTGGTTGCGATTGACGTCTGGTTCTGTATGGCAGTGGTTGACATCATGAGTGAGTTGCTCAGGGAGTTCTCGGTCAGCGCATGCTGGCTTCCGTCAAATGTGACTTGGGTCGATGACTTGTTGTTCTCGCGGGCGCACAGCAGGCTACCGGCTATCGTGAGATCAATGTTGTCAGACGCACACTTAACCGAGTTGTCCGCGTTCGTCTTCATTGTGCTTGCGGAGTTTTGCGCGTTCGTGTTTGTCGTGGTGGCGCCGTCCGCCGCGTTGTCACGGTTGGTGCCCGCCATCGCCTTCGCATTGGTGTTGTACGTGTCGGCGCTGTTAACAGCGTTCGAGTTCGCGGTGTTGGCGCTGTCCTGCGCATTCCTGTTCGACGTGTCGTTGTCCGCCAGCGAGTTTGAGTTCACCGAGTTCGCCTGCCTGACGGAGTTTCCCTGCGCCGTGTCGGCGCTCGCCCTATCATTGGTGTAACCGAGGTTGGCAGTCCTTACCGTCGTGTGATAGTCAACGAGCGCCTTCCTGCGGGTCTGGTCTATCGATGTACCGTACGAGTCGAGGAACCACGCAGTCTCTGAGTCCATGTAGAGCGCGAACGTCGGTATGCCGTACTCGAACGTCAGCTTTCCCCAGTCGCCGTTCGTCACATAGCGGTCCCACTCGTCGTTGTTGAGCGACCTCCACTTGTAGCTCTGTGAGCCAAGCCCGCCTATGCCAGTCAGCAGGACGCGGAAGTCGAGCACGGGAAACGCGACGGACGTTAGCATTCGTGCGCCGATCACTCCCGTGTCCTCAATCCTCACCTCGACTGTCTTCCCGTCGTTGTCTGACACCTCGATACGCGAGTATGGGTAGGTGTAGAGCTTTGCGAACCTGCGCTCGTGCTCTCCGAAGTGGAACATGTCGCTCGTGAGCCTGTACTCGTCAAGCTTGCGCTCTACGCCAGTGCATCGCCACATCTTATGCCCTAGCATGCTCAGCTCGGTACCCAACGTAAGCATAGACTCATCTACGACGAATATGGCCTTTATCGTACGCAGGAATGCTGGTGACCTCTTGCGCACGTCAGCCAGGAACTCGTTGTCGCTAGCCGGTATCGCGTACACGTCCAGACCGGTCGGCACTCTCTGGCTTGCCATGTTCCCCATGGCCACAGGGGCATTCAAGCTGCCATAGTCGCTTCCGTTGCCGTACCCATATCCATTGACCCGCAACTGATATCCGTACCAGTCCCCTGTGTCCTCGTACGTTGTGGCGCCCCATGTCATGCCCTCCCCGACGGTTCCCATCGAGTTGTTCTGAATCTGCCAGTATCCGCACGTCGAGGCTATGCACACGTACTTCGTGCCGGTTCCGAACGGCACGAACCTGGATGATCTCGTGACGTCCTTGTCGTCGTACGTCACGTCAGGCGCCAGCAGGTAGCGGTTGTTCGCTATTGGGTTCTTGAGGTATGTGTCAACGTCAGTAACGCTGACTGGCGCATGACCTCGCTCCAGCATCATGTACTCGATTGAGGTCTTGCCTATGAACTGCGTCCATACGTCAAGCTCGACGTGCACCACTGTAGTGTTTGGTGCTGAGTACGTAACGTCGTCAACGAAGAGGTACCACCTGCGCATGCCTCCCGCAGTCTCATATTGTATAATCTCGTCACTTGACGTGGCTATCGGTATATCAACGTACATGTAGTTGTACATCACCGCGACGTCATACGGCACTGGTAGCTTCACGGTACCGTCGGGCACGACTCTGGCGTTGCTCTTGAGCGTCAGCGCGTGTGTCCCGGTTATCGCGTCGAACCACGAGTCACGTGCCCTGTCATCCTCGAACCTCACGACGTTGGCGTAGTCGTTGCCCCACAGCACGTTCACCAGATGAACCTTGGTGTCGGGCACCCAGCGCGTGTAGTCGAACGTGTTCCTGAGCGCGTACGGCGAGGCCGTCTCCATGTGTGGAAACTTGGTGTCATCCAGTTTTGAGAAGTCCATGTCACCTACCTATGATGACGGGAGGCGCGGGCGTGGTAGATGCACCCGCGCCTCCCTACCAGTGTGATTGTCGTTACTAAGGCTTGGTGACGGTTGCCTTCACCGTGTCGGTATACTCGGTCGTGTCGCCAGACGGGTTGACGTACGTTGACGTGACCTTAACCGCTATCACGTCGCCATACTCAAGACTACGTGCCACGTGCAGCACGCCGTACTCGTCAACGCGGGTGGCCGGCGAGTTGACCGCAGTCACGTTGCCACCAACAGTGCGCGTCACGGACACGTCATACGTTGCCGCGTCAGGCGCCACCGTGATGCCGTTGACGTTCGCTGGTGCCAGCGTGCCGGTGAGCTTGACCGTGATATCCACGTTGTCTCCCTTGTCAGGAGTCGCGTTCTCGATTGTGGCCTTCATTGCGGTAACCACCTGCTTCACCGAGATCGTGCTGGTTCCTGCTGCGATGGTGAAGAGAATCGCCGGCACGAACGGTGACACGCTGTATACTCCCCAGTGGTTCAGGAAGTAGTTCGTCGCTAGGGTCTTTGCGTTGTACGCGGACGTAGTGGTATATACCGTGTCCATGCACATGAAGAAGTCGTCAGTCGTCAGCAGCGCAACCACGTCTGGTATGGGGAACTCGTCTACGGTTATCTGGCGATACCCTAGAACGGCCTTGTCGAGTTGGAACACGCCAGCCAGGGTATCGACGTCCACCGAGGCCTCAATATCTGGTGTGGTGAACAGCACGAGTTCGCTGGGCTTCACGAACACAGGAATGTCGGTGAGCTTGCCGGCGTTATACAGCGTGTTCGGAAACGACAGCTTCTTGGCATACGCACGTGCTGCCTTAAGGAACTCCTTGCCAGTCTTCTCGTCTGACGGCACGCCGGTCAGGTGATGCTTGAAGAATCCCCAATTATGCTCGTAATGGGCGATGAGTTGGAGCATGATACGATACTCGTCGTTCTCGTCGGCGTTTACCGGTGACTGCAGCAGCGCCGACACGAGTCGGTTCAGCCCGTAGTCGTTGGTAAACGCCGTGCGAAGCTCCACGTCATCTATCGTTATGTCGTACCTGTCTCGCCGATTCTGGGAGTGGTACCATGTCGCAACCTCTGGACGCGCCATCTTGAACACGTCCTCGGCATCATCGACGTAAGAGTGGGCGCGAATCCACTTGGGCACAATCTCCTGAATCGTGCTACCGTACATGAGCTTACTCTTCTTGAACGCACGAAGCGGGTTCTTGTACGCCTGCTGCTTGACCTCAGTGTATCCGATTCGCACTATCAGAGAGTCAATGAACTGGTTCCAGTAGTTATGGTTCATTGGGTCGAACAGCGCTCTCATTGTGCCGTCGATGCTGGTCTGGGTCGGCTTGGGGATTCGCTGCTGGTAGTCGTTCGTTCCGTTCAGCCAAATCTTGTTTAGAATGGTTGCATTGTCAGTTGCCATTTCTGTTTACCTTCCTCTTCCTAGTCCGTTATGCGCAGGTCGAGCGTGTCGAATGACGGGTCGTTAAACGCCTTCACACCGTCGTCGTCTGACGGGTCCGTTTCGTTGGTGTCAATCACCGCGCCTGACTGCACGAGCACGGCTTGCGCGTCCGACACCTTCTGTAGCGAGCCGGTCAGGCGCTGAATCATGTCCTCGATGCCGTCGAGTCGCGAGTTTATCGACTTCGTGTCGAGAGCTGGTTCCGCCTCCTGGCTTTCACCAATAGAGCCTTCGTTGCTACCGCCAGTAGCCGGCTCGTTGTTCGTAGGTTCCGTCGCGCCCTTGTTGTCGTCCCTGTTGTCAGCCATACCCATGTATCCTCTCTTCGCTATACGTAAACAAAACGTGGCCGTGGCAGCCGTCATACGGTGCCACGACCACATTATACGTCAGACGGACGTTCCGCGCAATTGGTTGAAAGCGCTGACAAGGCTACCCGCGCGTGCGCGAAACCCAATTCGTGTCATTCGCACTGCTCGTACTCACCTCATGCGAGGCGCCACCCGACTACCTATATCTTATCAAAGTTATCGAGATACCACCTAGCCTTCCTCATGTCCTCCATACCACCCTTTGATGACTCGCGCCAAAGGTACTTCAACACGTTGCCCTTCACGTAACCCTTCCACTCCTCGTCAGACAACATCGAGCGAATCGCGTCTATGCACTCGTGCGCCCCATGTCTGTAGTGAGGTGGATGCTCCACGTTGTCATCCATCCTTACCTTCCTTCCTCATGAACTCGTCGTTCCACTCGTCGTACACAGGTTGCTCCTCAATCCACGCCCTGTCGATACCGCGCCAATGGTATCCAAGCGAGTCACCCTCACCAAAGCCAACCAGGAGCAGGTATTTCATAGCTGCCTCAGGTTCGTTGAAGCACGCGAGCGGGATTCCCAGCCTGTTCTTGTCGTACTCCCTGCAGTCGTCGTGCATAACTATGTATACGTAACCAACTATCATAGTTATATGTCTCCTATCGTATCCCGAACAGTTGTAGCACCTCTCCGAACGCCATCATCACGTCCTCACTCTGATATCTGAGAAGAGAGTACGTGTACATGTCCCTGACGTATCCCATCGTGGTTCCCAGGTTCGTGGCAGCAATGTAGTTTATGGTCAGATCGTCACGCGTCAGCGAGTATACCGGCTTCCCCGTGTTGTTCGGGATGCTGTCCGTGACGTAGTAGTATCCCTCCCTCTGTTCGTACCATATGCCAAATTTCTCACCGACGTAGACTATGCCAAACGAGAACTTCGCGTTCTTGGTCTTGGGCTTCACAAACGACGTGTCCATGTGAACGAACAGGTTCCTGCTCGCCACGATTCCGGCCTCGGTGTTTGCCATCATCCTGCCTGCCACGGTTCCGCGCGCCTTCTCTACTGCGTATGACCCTGGGTCAACGTAGTGCAACAAAAACGTCTTGTTGGCGTACCACCTGTAGCCGTACTTGAGGTCTGCGGTCACGTGATATGCAGCGAAATACGGGTTCGCAAGGTCACAAGCGTTACCAAGTAGGTAGACTCGCGGTCGTATCCCATACGTGTCGGCGCGCTCTCGTGACACAGTGTCAACGAGTTTCGCCAGACTTCCGTACTCTCCTGGCAAATACTTATGGTACCTATCGGCACGCTCTAGTATTGCCTCGTCGAATATCATCCTTCGCACGCCGCTGAACGTTACCATCTTCTTTATCTGCCCGTCACTGAGTGCCACGAAGTAGCCGGCCTTCCTCCACATCGGCTTCCTATTGTCATCAGTCGGCTTCTCAGCTATCCACGCGTACCTGGAGTCCGTCTTGAACACGTACCCGTCGAACTCAGTTAGCATAGAAAGCCTGTCGTAATATCCGTCTGAGACTACGCTTAGTGAGTTCTTGAATCTAACAATCTCGCAAAATCGCGAGCCGTCACGAATGAAGTCACGTATGCACTGCATTCTCAGACCGAACGTCTTGCCTATGCCACGAGCGCCTATCACCATCGTCACGTCGGCGTCATATGATAACGTTCGCTCCCAATCGTAGTACTTTGGCTTCTTCCCTGTCATAATATGACAATTGTCCTAACTGAGAAGAAGCCCCTGAAATAGAACGAATATCTGCAATTCGACTTGTCGCCATAGAATATCCTGTCGTTTATGCACTTCCAATCGTACATGTCGAGCGTGTACGGGACACCATCCTTGTCGAAATTCCTCCATTGCGTGTTATCGAGGCACCACTTGGTCGCCTCCTCGAATGTAGGAAATATGCTGTAATCGTATACGTCGTTGAATTTCTCGGTCCTTATCTCTCCTACGTACAGCCTTATGCCATGGCCATTCTCGTACTCTGGCTTGAATCGACTCATCTCGTACTTCAGTGCCTCGTCTCGCGACAGCCTCTTTATCACAACGTCCTCGTCGCTCATCAGCAGGCCGTTCCAATCGAAGTACTCACTCATATCTCAATCCTCCTTACCGCGAAGTATCCCCACAGAAAGAAATCCATCTTGCACCTGTCATCCGAATAGAAGTCAACGTTACAGTACCTGTTCTTGTCGTACGCAGCCAAGGACCTAGGTTTGCCGTCAGGTGCCCTGGTCCTGAAGTTGGCGTTATCCATGCACCAATCCAGCGCGTCCTTGCGCGTCTCGAACAACTTGTACTTTATTATGTGACTCTCGTGCATGCTCAATATCTCTCCTGCGTACAATATCATGCCTCCACCTCCATTATCGTATGAATGTCTCCGTCATCGTAGTCAACCGACACGGTTATTCTTTTACCGTCATACCGTATGTACCTGTAGGCGCCAGCCATGCTCCTGTCGTACGAGTCGTATAGGTACGCCACGCTTGAGCCGTTCGTGGCCTTGTCCGTATCACCCAGCAACCTGCCGGTCTCGTACAGCGCCTTCGATTGGTGCGCCGTGACGTGACGCGTCGCGCCGGTATAATCCGTGACATCTGAGTCGTACATGTCGGTAGCACGTGGCTGGAAGCCCTCCAGCGTGTGCGATATCGAGTTAGTGACGTATGTGTTGTAGCCGAGCGTGTTCTTCAACACGTATTCTATGGGATATCTTGTGGCAAGTTTGTCTATCACCCTCTCTATGTTCATCTTGTCGGCTGGTCGCGGAAGTCCTGCCGCCGTGACATGCGCCTTGCCGTCCCAACTCACGCGACACTTGTTCCACAGCTCCACGTGATGTGTGTAATGGTGTCCCCGATTCTCTATGTCGAAACCTCCTATCCCGCGCAGCGAAGAGGCCCTGTCAGGGTACGTCGCGCGTATGCGCCTCATCGTCCTTCTTATGGCCTCCTTGCTAGCGTCGGCTATCGGTCGCAACGCGTCGTCTAGCATATCGTCGCTAACCGAGTCATCGCAGCTCACCTTCATCGAGTCCGTGTCACCTCCCAATATCCGTACCCTGTCATCTAGTGCTTTGGCCAGCAGCTCCATTGAGATTACCATGTGCATTCGCGAGCCGCCGACTATGCGAAGGCCGTACGTGTACAGCACGCGTAGTGTGGTCTGCTGTTCGGTCTTGTCAACGTAGTTCTCTGGCGTCGTCCTCGTCGCGTCATCCACGACAAGCTCACCGTTTACGCACGTGTACGACGGTTTCAGCGTGTCCTGAGCCTGCGTACCGTATATGCCGTTGAACATGCCCTTCACGGTTCCCGTGTACCAGCTCTCAAGAAACGACTCGTCGCATGTGCCGTCTCGTAACGCATCAGCTATGCCGTCTGGCACGCCGCTGAGATTGTACGGGTATGGCGTTCCATTCCTGTAGTGCTTGCAGATGAACTTTGCCCTGCTCTTCATTTCGAACAGCTCGTTGCTCTGTAGCGTCACGAAGTCTGGTGGAATGCGAAACTTGCCAGTCACCTCACCACAAAGTGGCTCCATTTCGTCCCACTCGTATACTCTACTCACACACCAAAGCTCAAGCTCCGATAGGTTAAGTACACATGACTTCGCGGAGTACATCTTTCCGAACGCCACCGTGCCGTCCTCCATGAAGTCATGCCAGTTGTGACTCCTCACCTCGTTCTCCTGTGTTATCGCCCGTGGGTCAAGACCGACGTCATTACCAGGCTTCCTCTCGTGCTTGAACTTGCTCGTGCTGAGAAGGCCTATTCCCATCTTGTCGAATACGCTTCCCCTTCTAAGTCGTATGTTCGTGAACCTTTGCCCCTTATACACAGCTGCCGCTGCCGACGAATAGAGAGGTGTAG